TGGAGCTGCAGATAAAATACTTAATCTATTTACTAGTCCTTCTGCAAATCTACTATCACCGCCAAATCTATCTGGTTGACTGAATACCTGTGTAAAAACATGTGTATTAGTGTAATGTGATTCTAACATAATATCTGCATAGATATTACGAGGCCATGGATACTGACCATACTTATCTAATGATTTTTCATCTATATCGACAAGTACGATATTATCTATGAGTTGTGATTCTTTCTGTTGATGAAGAACATCAAAGTAAGACCATTTGATATTATCAACGAGATAAGGTGACCATATTTTTAATCCTACCAACACTCCAAGTGTTAATAAAACTACTTTCCAATTATACATTTAATTCCTTTTCCAGTTCTATTATATAGTCTTTCATATCAATCATCCATTCTTTGAGTCTTTGATGTTGTTTTTCGTGAAATTCTTTGTAATGTTTATCTGTTGATTGTATTGCCATCATGGAATGATAATCCATAGTTCTGAGTACTAATGCAATTGCATCTTGATAAGGCATTCTTACGAGAGTAGAAAAGTCTCGTTTGGGTTTGATATCTGTCACTCAAAATAATCTCTAGTTACCTTGAGTTACGCTTACAGTACATCCACCAGCAGTATAACAATTTTGAGTTAAGTTATAAGTTTGATTAGTATCACCTTGTTGTATCAAGTTTAATGTTGTAGGTTGATTACCTTGGAGTCTAATTTGTGCATTATGATTTGCACCATCTTTTTGCAAAAGGTCAACCTCTGAACCATCTGCTGAACCATAGAAATATGAATGTGCATAGTGACTACCTGTTCCTTCTTGCCATAAGTCTACATCTGTAGAGTCTGCATGGATGTCTAGATTAAATGTATGAGTTCCATTTTGATAAACATCTACATCATTATTGTCACCCCAGATATGTCTACCATAAGTTGCACCACCAATTTGTATTACTGCCTCATTATTATTTACACCATCGACATCACCACCCCATGATTTTCCAGAACCCCAATAAGATACCCATCCAATATAGTTACCATTTCCAGTTTGAGATAGATTAAAAATGTTACCAGAATGGTCTGTTGAAAATTCAATTTTATTTCCCCAACCAATTTGTGCTATTGTAAGAGAGAGGTCATCACCACCATTAACTTGTTCGACATGAACATGATTGTCATCTGTTGGGCCTGCATTTGCAGACATACTTATGCTAATTAGACTGATTAATAATAATTGTCGAATCATCCCCATCTCCTATTGTAATTATACCTTCGTAACCTTCTACTATTGTTTCAAAATACACATTTGCACCATCTCCAAATGCAATCTCAATAACTCCATTTACATCTCTAAAGAAAATTAACTTTTCATCTTCAATAAAGACATTGTACTGTGAGTCTTGGTTTAATCCTTGAACTGCACCATCAACTCTGAATGCACCTATCTGTCCAGATGCACTTCCACTGGAAGAACCTTGTATTCTTTTATTAAGTGCTTCTACTACATCTAATACATCTGTTAAAAATTCTACATTCAATGCATCTATATCTAAAGATGTATATTCATCACTTTCTTCTGCATAGTCATCTATATCTTTTTCTAGTTCGTTAAACTCTAAAAAATCTACATCAAGAACACCTTTATCATCATCAAGGTCATCTTGTACTTGTTCTTGGATTGCCTGTTTCACCTCTTGAGGTGGATTAACGATAAACATATTGTTAATCATTGATGGTGTAATATTGTTAATAACTACTTTATTTGTTGGTGGTGTTTCTAAACTAGAAACCATTGTTGCTTGATATGGTTCATTTAAAACCATCTCACCACCTTCATTACTAACTACTATTTCTCCAGATGCATCACCATCATCATCTGGTAGCAAAACTACAAGTGACCTTCCAAGTTCATCAATTGTAGTTGTAAAATCTGTCCCATTTATAGCAATCTGTGCTGTGGGCGTTGTAATTGCAATATTTGCCTTGTTAATTTTCTTTCCATTACCAGATGCAAATCTTGCTGTACCCTGTGCCATCCTAATTGACATTTTAGACAATGATGGGTTAGGGTCATAATAAACTTCATCAATATAGACTTTGGTATGTTCTGTTAGTGCAAGTTCTTCTTTGTCTAAGAACTCAATTAACATTCGACCATTAACAGTCCTTGCTTCATCATATAAAAGTATGTCTGAACCTACTTCATTAGATATCGTTTCATTATTTCGTACAATTCCACCAACTCCTGTGGATTCTACTATATCTCCTATGGAGTCAGCTTGAACCGACCCCATAAAAGTCAATAGACTAACTGTCGTTAGCAGAATCTTTTTGATTGATTTGTACTGTTGCATTATCAGAATTCACATCTAAAACAATGGTTGCATTAGGTGTTGAACACCCATTACCAGAACCACCTACACATGTTCCACTCACTTGATTTATGTCAACATCACCACTATCTCCGACCCATTCAACTGTCATAGTCTGACTACCATCTTTCTGTAAAGTATTGATGTTGTTCGAACCACCAGTTACAGACCAGTTCCATGTATTATCATTAGACTCAAAATCCAAATCAAATACATTAGAGTTACCAATAACTACAGCATCTAGGTCTAATCTTTCTGCACTAAATGAGTATCCTTGGTCTAAATCCCATGTATTTGAGTCACCAGTCACAACTATATTGTAATTAGAATCATCGGATGAACCAGATGCTCCTATATTCCAATCCATAATATTTGAATCACCAGTTGTAGAATACAAATATGTACTTGTATCTGCAATCACTGGCCCAAATATTTTATTGCTGTTTCCGATTTGGTCAATGTTGAAATTTAGCGTAGTACCTGTGATAACCATTTTATCAGAACCACCATTAGTTTGAGATATAGTATTCCCAAAACCAACTTGGTCAATTAATAAAGTAAGCGTGTCACCACTCTGGTCTATCCTAATTTCGTTATCGTCTGCATGTAAATAATGAATATTGGTCGACAAAAATCCTAAAAAGATTAAACTTAAAAGTTTCTTATTCATTTATTTCCCCTTCGAGAGGTTTATCATCGTTTCCTGTAATCTCACTGACTTCATCGTACCACTCATGTAGTTCGTTGACTCCACCAACTTGATGAGGATGTCGATGACCCTCTTCTATTATCCAATAGCCCCTATCGTGACCTTGGTAAATTAATTCCAACACTCCTGCTTCGATAGCACTTCGTGTTGCATATGTCACTGACTCATTATTTCCCACTCCATCCTCGATTTCCACTAGTTGAGTTCCTTCTTCGATGAATCTAAACACATCGCCTCCAGAACCATAACTCAATATTGTTTTTCGAGTCTGGACATTTAATAAAACTTCCCCTGTTAAAACTGAAATAGCTCTAATAGAGACAGTTACAGCATCTTGACGATACTGCTTACTAAATCCTATTCCAAGTGTTCGTGCGCCTCGTCCACCTGTTTTAAGATTTGTATCATACCCAATAATTCCACCCTCTATAATCATTCCTGCGAATAAGAGCGGAGCAATTCCTACTGGTTCTTCACCTTTTGCTTCTGCAAAATCGTTTCTTGCAGAACGAATAATCTGCCTTTCACGAACCAAATGGTCTAGACCTGTTCTTTCAACAACTCTGAACCATGTACCTTCACCAGCACTTTTTAATGCATCTATCAACATTGCACTAGACCCTTGAGTCACTGCTGTAGAAAAAGATGCATAAGAATCTAATTGTTTTCTTTGACCTGTTAAGTCATTGAATTGATAAACTGCTACGATGGGTTTCTCTTTTGCTGGTGGTAGATTTAATAAATCTATGTAAGCTGGAAGTCTAATTGCATGAGGTGATTCGACACAAATATACTTTCGTGTCCATGCTTTTGCAACACCTGTAACAACATCTTTCTTCCAACCTTCACTATACTTACCAGTTTCATATGCACAATCCGCTGGGTTTTCTGACCACTTAGGGAATGATGCACATCCTGTAAGTACTGAGAGGGTTAATATAAGAAACCATTTCATCCTTATCCCCCATCTCCAGAACCATCTGACCCATCGCCTCCGAAGTATCCTGTACCGATAGGTATCTCTATGACTGTTGATGAACCATCTTCTGCAACAATAGTCATTCTGATAAACTCTGAACCATCTGCGTTAGTAATAACTTCATATGTAACTGTCGAACCTTCTAAAACAAATGAACCAAATCTTACTCCTTCGTCATTTGAAAACATACTTTCGACTAGCTGTTTTGCCATTTGAGCATAAATTCTGCTTTCTAAATTTCTAATAAATTTAGCAAGCGTTGTATTATCTGCTTCTCTTTCTGCAGCTTTCTTGGCAGCTGCAAGTGCATCTTCAATTTCTTTTTTACGCGAGAACTCTTGGTTCTCCACTGTAAGATAATGAGATGCAGTCCCTATTCCACTAAAGCTAGGGTTTTTAAATTTGTGTTTAATTTCGTCTGCATTTACATTTGGTGTTAATGCCATTACAGATAATAAGAAAAATCCTATTAAAGTTCCTACTTCAAAATTATCCTTTGTAAAAATCTTTTTTCTCTTCATTTCTCGCCTGTTCTTCTAATGCCAATATATTATTTTGGTCTTCAATTAGTTTTTGCCTCTCACGATATTCTAGAACCACATTAATTTTTTGCTGTAGTCTAATCATATCTTGGTCTAACATTCTTAGCTGGTCTGTAAGTTTGATTGAACTTGCAAACATACGACCTAATGATGGTTTAACTTCGTCAGTTATGAATTTCCAAGTATAGTAAATAAAGTAACCCATCCCAAGTGCCATTGCAACTGGAAATCCGAACTCTGCTATTACTTGTGCAATTTTGTCCATCAGTCTCTTCTTGCATCGATTTTGCCATCCTCTACAAAGTTCTCTGCTCTTGCCACTCTATCAATAGGTGGGGTTAATTCTAATGCACTACTCACTAACAAATCGATTTTTAATATGTCGTTATTCATGACCGAAGCCCGAGTTTCCAACATCTTTATAATATTTTCAGTACTCTTAATCTGTGAAATTACAGAATCAAAGATATACTTCATGCTCAGAAAGATAAAAAATGCCATTACGACTGCACCAAATATAGGTACACCCACTTCACTCAAAAAATCTAATATAGACATAATCTCTCCTGTTCGTAAGTATTTATAAGAGGAGAGACCTTAGAATGACATAGAAACACCACAACCACATGTTGCTTCAACATTTGGGTTGATAAACTTGAATTCCTCGTTTATTCCAGACTTAACATAGTCCAGTGTCATGTTATTAAGGTAGGGTATTGATGTTGCATCAATATGTATGGTGAATTTACCAAAATCTAATATTTGGTCGTTAGGTTCAGAGGTAGTGTTGTAGTCAAATATGTATTCATATCCACCACAACCACCACCAGTGATTCCCAGTCTGATTGCAGACTTGCCTTTTTCTGCTGTCCTTTCTAATAACTTAGAAATAGCAGAATCAGTTAATTCGACATTAACTGTCGGCTTTGAATATACGATAGGCTCCATATACAAGTCCTGCCCAAGCAAGATACTTGACTATTGGTGCAAGTAAGATTGCTCCTAATGATATTCCGACTATAACAGCACCATCTAAAGATGATAACTCTCCTAGTCTCCCTTTAAGGTATTCCTTAATGAAATTAATATCCATTTAATAATACTCCTCTATTTGAACTCAGCAATATTTCCAGAAGTATCTCTAGTAACTATATTAACTAGACCCTTACCTTGTCTTCTAATCAACTCGTTTTTCACCTTTTGCTTGAGTTTTGGTTTAGTGTTGTCATTATTATAACATTCCAACAACTCTTTCAGAGATTGAGTTTTCATGTAGTAATGCGTAGTAGTAACTTTTTTAGAGCCTCTTTGCACCACTTTTTGGGTAGGTTTATACTTAACTGGCATAGTGTAAGTATTTATAAGAATATTATATTAGACTATATTGGCACAATTGTGTGCCATTTGTGTGACATTTGCGTGTATAAATATACAGTATGATTGATATAATTTCTATACTTATATTATTGTCTTTACCATTTGGAATCGTTGGTTGGTATATTATACTTAATGACCCTACAGATAATAGGTCAATATGGAAGAAATTCCATTCTTTGATGAAAGCTGGAAGACTTAATAAAGTCGTCAAAAAAATTACTTAGAATTAACTTTCTTATATAACTCGTCTAGGTCTTCTTCGAGTGCTTTGATACGCTCTTCTAAAAGTGGATGTTTCTCAAACCACTTCTTTTCTTGTTTGATTAAATCAAGACCTATTTTTTCTTCTAAGTACTTGTCAATTTTTAGTACTTTAGGATGACTCTTAACATATGGTATCATAAGAACAACCTTAAATAGAATTGTTAATATCTTAAACATTACTTGTTAACTACTCCTATGTTATACTTTGGAACTAAATCCCATTCAGATTTTTCTTTATGTGGTAATACTTTAATCTGACTCATAGGTGCAATTGGGTCTGTATGGTTATTTGATATAACCTTGAGTAATCCCCATTCTTCTAGAAGCTTTGCAATTGCATTCCTTCTACCTAAATCGGATTCGACAAAAGAACTATCTTTACCATCTAGTAAAAACAATTCTTTAAAGTGAACAAGGTAGTATTTACCTCGTTTGTGTAATATGTGGCAAGATTGGTAAAGTATTTTTTCTTTACGAGATGCAACTCCTATACGAGTTAGTGTTTCTTTTACTTTTAGAAAATCATCCTGTTGTTTCAACTCTACCTCTACCATGTTGGAGAGGTCATAGTTCATTACTGTTTCCCACCTGTTTTCATTCTCTCTTTCATAATTCCTATTTCCTTTGCAGTAAGAATCTTGTAGTATTCTTCTGCTTTACTCATAGAACATTCATAATATGTTTGGATGACTTTCATGTCTTCCAGCACTCTGGGTTTGTTCCATTTAGCAAACCTTTTTCTTTTTCTAAGAGTATTTAGGAAATAATGAAATTGAAGACGAGAATCTAGGTGTTTTCTGGAGTTCATTTCATTAACATACATAATACAATCTTGGTGATA